GTGGGGAAGCCGCCGGAGGCAAAACGGGGAATGTAGCTTTCGTACGCTGGTGTGTACGTTACCGTGTTTTTGCCGGTGATCTTTACACTTGACATAGTGTTTGAAAAATCCGACAACATATTGTTTAAAGCGGTGCGGCAACGATTGGTAAAGGTTTCCATAGACGAAATGAGTGTATTCAATAAGTTTTTAAATCCGATTGTTAGTGAGTTCCCATTTTGAGAGATTCCGTTCGATAAAGCGGTAACTAAATTTTTCCCTGCATTGGTATACGTATTTGTGTCTTTAAAAACATTGTTTAATTTTGTTGAAATATTCTTCATTGCGTTTATTGGTCGGTTTTCGGTTTGGACAATACCATTTTTTAAACCTAATACTAAATTCATTCCGTGGTTTTCGTATAAACGCGAAGGAGAATGGATCTGATTATAGGATTTTACTTCAGCGTCTAAATCTCTGTTAAGATCAAATATAGCGTCGGTAGCTATTCCGGAGGATTCACCAATTCCATCGCCTAATCCCGCTGGGATTTGGTTTCCATTCTCTTTGGCAGCATCATAAACAAGATAACCGTTTTCGGCAATTCCAAGAGCTACGCTTTGGGGAATGTTTTCTCCAGCTTGTTGTGCGGGGTCTAAATTCAAATCACGAGTAAAAGAATCCAAGGCGTCTTCTACGCCACTTAACGCCTCGTGAGTGGATTTTACTGCCATTTCCCGAAGATTTTTTTCAGCTTTTTCGGAATCAAATCCTGCGTTTACCCAAGCAAAGAAACGATCCATACCGCTGGAATTTTCCATAGCGGCGTCGCTGGCGGCTATAAATTGTTCGTTATATGACGTCCAAATTTCATCATTGATTCTTTTAAATTCGCTTTGAAGTTCTTCTTCCTGTTCGTCGTATTGCCGATTTATTTTGTCTTTTAAATCTGAGAAGAATTGCGGGTCGTAGTCTTCCAACCCGGCTGCTTCGGATTGTAAAGCTAAATCCTCCACTGCTTTCAGAGCGGCTAATCTGGCGTCACTAATTCCAGTCATTGCTTCACCTGCTGTCGTACCTAGTTCCTCCAGATTTTGATTCACATCGTCAACGCTAGAAAAATCAATTTTGTTAACATCAAAGTTTTTCTTAGCTTCGTCCCAGGCAACTTGAGATAAATCTACCTCAGTAGTTAAATCTCCATATTTCATGGCAGCTTCGTTTAATGCGTCTCTTAGTTCGATATAACGATCGGTTCCCGGATCAAGCTGAGACATTTCGTCCATGTAGCCTTCCATTTCGGTTTTTAATTCTGATGCTTTCCCGCCGATTTCGTCTTTCAATCTAAGAACTTCTCCGACTAATAAATCCACATCACCGCTTGTTTGGTCTATGGCGGTCTGAAAACCACCTCGCAAGGTAGTAATAATGATACTAGCCGACAAATCTAAATTTGACTTAATATTTTGATATAAGCTGTCAAACCCAGATTTCAGCGCTTCGATGTCCTCTGAAGTAATCGTATCTGAGGCCAGATTCATTTTTGTCATTAAAACGTCTATTTCAGCCCATGTATCCCTCATCGATTGGTTATTGTTTTGGATTTCCTGATTCCAATTGATAATTTGGTTGTTACTATTCATGAAAGCTTCAGTCAACGCTTTTACACGATCTGTATAGTTAGACAAGGGAACGCCGACCCCGTCAAAAAATTCTGCTGTGGCTGCTTCCTGCTTCATTTGTTCCTGTGCCAGCATAACGCCGGTAACAGCGCCGGCTAAAGAACCTAATACTCCGATTACAAGCCCAATAGGGCCAATCATTGCATATAATGCGCCGCCGGCTAAAGGTGCTATGGTAACGACGCTTAACAAACCAGCCGCTAACGGATCCATTCCATTTAAAGTTAAAGCATAGGCTTCCGTCGCCGCGGCTGTAAATGCTATTACGGCTCCCATCACCCCAACCTTTAATTTAGAAAATCCACCTAATAGCCCGCCTTTTCCGATAATATCTGACAGCCCTGATAATCCCTTTATCATTTTAGAAATTACTTTAAAGCCGATTGCGGCAGCTAAAGCGGCTCCAACGAGTTTAATAATTGGTTCCCAGCGATCAAATGATTTAATCAGGCTTTTTACCTTTGTATCTAAATCTCCTAGAAAATCATAGGATTCAATAGGCAAATCCAGATCGCCTCCGTAAGAACCGCCGGAAGCGCCGCCGCTTCCCCCGATACCTCCAGAGGCTGTCCCGGTATCAGGATTGAGAATATTCAGCTCATCAAAGCCGAGAGTGTAATCCTTCAGCTTTTTAGCCGCGGCAGCCGCGTCACCTAAAGCACCTGTGGTATCCTCGATTTCGTCCGTGGCCACTCCCGCGCTGGTTCCGATGCTGTCCATACCGGAATAATCGATTTCCGGCAATTCGACGTTAAAGAACGCAGCTATTGCTCTGACAGCGTCGGTCAGCACGGAGACAAACGCCTGTACCCAGGGAATTACCACTTGTAAAATAGGAATAAACAAGCTTCCTAAAGCTCTGGTAAGCTGCTGTACCTGCTGTTGCAGAATCCGCATGGCGTTTGCCGGGGTTTGAATGGTTCTCGCCATATCTCCCATAGCGGATTTGGACTGATCCATTAAAGCCACATACCGTAGCTGGGCTTTCTGCGCCTGGGTCATGGAATTAACGCTCTGGTCGATACCATATTTATAGGCGTACTGCTGAAGCGTTGTGACAGACAGATCCTTACCTAAACGCCTGACAGGCTCGATCTCACCAGCGATCGCGGACTGTACCTTTTGGGCTGAATCCTCAATGCCGATGTTGTAGAAAGATGCGTAGTCATAAATAAGCTGGGTCAGGCCCTCGCTCATAGTTTTAGCTTTGTCCTCAACAACGCCGTAGCCCTTTACCATGTCCATCAAAACGCTTTGGTTGCGGATCCACTCCGACAGGTCGATTCCGGCGGCGGATTGAACTCTTTCCGCATATTTCATTGATTCGTCAGCGAATTTTCCCATCGCTACCGTAAAAAGATTTACGTTTTCCACATAATCGTTATAAGACGTGATCCAGCTTCCAATGGTACGTTTTATGGTATATCCGTAAACACCTATCTTAGCAATAACGCCGCTTATTCCAGTCCCAAGGAATCCAAAAGAATTCCCCGTTGTCTTATTCGACGCCGCCAATCCCGTATTGCTGGAAATCAGCTTTTGAATACGAATAGGGAAAGCCTTGAAGCCGGCGGATACCTTTTCCATTTCGGAGGCCAAAGGGCGCACAGCGTTGGCGACCTGGGTCATTTGATCTGCGAATTTGCTTAAATCCGTGGCAGACAGTTCTTTGCTGATCTGCGGGAGCTTTTTCAGGGCGTTTATGATTGAGGTTAGCCCGGTGGATTTCTGCACATCGGACAGGCCGGATAAAGCGGATTTTAATTCCGTTATCTTTTTGCTGTTGATATTCAAACCAGAAAGAGCGCCGTTCAGCTTACTCAACTGGTTCGCAACTGTCGTAAGCCCAACGCCGCCCTTGGTGATGCCTTTTAAATTGTTTAAAGCGGAGGTAAGCTTATCAACTTTAAGCGCTGCTTGATCTGCGTTTGATTGTACTTTTAGTTCCAGGGTATCCAGTTCAACGCTCAGTGTGTTTCCTCCCATTTTTTGGTGAATCGGTTCAGAAAGGCGATGGTTTTTTGCCTTTCCTGTTCCGCTTTCGCTTCTTTTTCTTCCTCGGATAAAGGCAGAATCCGGATCGGCTGCTCCATATAATTCACCGGTTTTGCGCCTTTTTTTCGAAAAGCGTTGCCCAAAGCTGTGGAAACAGCGTTAAAGAAGTAAACGCCCTGAAGCCACATTTCCCAGCTTTTCCGCTGGGCCTGGTATTCCGCCGCTTCCCGGTAGGCTTCCGCCAGCCAGGGGTCCTCGTCCCAAAACTGGCCGGCGGTCATACCGATGGCTAAATAATAAGGAAAAACCCGGTTAAAGCCTTTTGTGTAATCTCCGACGGTGTACGCTTTTACAGTTCCACCGTCAGACGGCAGTTTTTTCTTCCGCTTTCCTCCGCGAGAATCAAAGATTCATTTGGCTGGTTGTAAAGCTCCACCAGCCGGGTAATCTCAGCGCTGGAAAGCCCGCCTAATTCGTCCAGAAATTTGTCCGTTTTGTCTCTGGCTACGTTTTTATGGTTTTTGCGGAAAGCATAGAAAAACAAATTAGGAATATTGGTCTGGGGAAAATCAAGTAGTTCTGAGATTTTAAATCCCCTCTGTTCCGCAAACCGTACGCTTTCACGGGAAAATTCCAGAACATATACCTCTCCGGTGTCCGGGTCGGTGATCTTCATGGGCAGTACCTTGTTTTCGTTTTTAGCCATTTCAAATAACCTCCAATTAATTAGCCGCCACCGGCGGTAGGCTTGGCGCTCCAGCCTTTGATCTCGCTGGGGGTGATGTAAGGCTCGATTTCCAGCACAGCGTCCACCTCAATTGCGGAAAGGCCAAGGGGAGAGGGGTTTCCTGCGAAATAGAACGCTTTGGTAAGCCCAGGGATCACAATAGCGAACCAGGTGGCCTTATCGGTTTCTTTCGCGGTTTCCGCAGCTTCAATCAACGCTTCCCAAGCGGTTTGGAATTCCTCCGTGTTGTTGGCGGTAAAGGCCAGCGCGCCGCCGGGGTCCTTTAGGCCAGGGATATAGGTTTTCCACTCCAAAGCCTCCAGAGTGGTGGTTTCCAGGCTGGAAGGCTCCGGGTTTAGGTCTGGAATCGCTTTGATGCCGGGAACGGCTGTAAAACCAGTAGTCGGCATGGTGCCGGAAGTGCTTTCAACCGCATATTGCAGGGTTACGCCCGCGGTAGATAAATCAATCGCCAGTAAATTACCTCCTGTAAATCCTATAATCTTCACTGATTACGCCGCGGTATCTGGCGGCGACGCGGTAAATTCTGATATCCGCGTTTTTCATTTGATTGCAGAAAATTCTGATAAATCCAAGATTTTGCATTTCTGTGTCGACCAGCTCCATGATCGCCTTACATTCCTGCTTGGCGCCGCTGATCTTATTGGAATAGATATTAACGCTATACAGCAGGGTCGCGTTGTGCTCTCTGTGAGAAGCGTCCAGAGAGCCTTCATAAGTGGAGTTATCCTCTTCAATAAGCACCAGGCACGGGAAATTTGCCGGCGTATCCACAAGCTCACTGTAGCAGGAGCCGCCGGGATAGCTTTGGGAGAAACGAGAAGCCACCTTGTCAAAAATCGCGCTTTCTGCGTCTATCACCTGAATACCTCCCTTGCGATCCGTTTAATCTCCTGTTCCATTGTGCGCTCTGCGTGATACATAGGCATCGCCGCCGGAGTGCCGTGAGTTAAAATCAAATTGCCTCCATCGTCGTAATAACCCCAGGTGTTTTGCTTTCCCTTGCCCTGTCCATATTCTCCGATCCTGGAAACGCCTGCCGGACGGGGTTCCGGATAGGGCTCCGGTCCGTTAAAATAAACGCCTGCGCCAAATTCGATGAAGAACACGGAACCTCCGGAGGCGGCGATCTTCCAGCCGTTTTTGATCGGCTCCACGCTGACCTCGGCTTGTTTTTCGCCGTCGTACTGGGCGCGGGAAAAGCGGACAGTGGCTTCATAGGCGCCGATGGAGGCAAGCCGTTCCATCAGTTCATTGGTTTTTTGCCGTACCCATGCCTGATAGGAGGCAAGCTCCTTCAGCGCCGCGCGAATGGAAGAACCGCCCAGGGACATAGAAATGGTTTTTCTAGGCACGGACCGTCACCTTCTTTACCGCGTAGGCTACACTGTTTTTCCACGGCGCACGCTTTTTCACAATGTAATTGTGGGCCTCGTCCGTGGAAGCGCCGTCCAGCCATAAAACGGTGTTTTCGTCGATAGGACAGGTGGTATCCGCTGTGGTCATGGTCCGGTCGTAGTCCTCCAGGGATCCGAAAAGCTCAGATTCAGACGAGCCCTTGTTGGACGATACGCACAGCCTGGCGGACTGAAGCTCTCCGTATTTGGGAGAGGGAGAACCGGTCCGGTAGCCGTTGGAATCAATAATTTCCGTCTGCCCCGCATACAGCTTGTAATATACCGTGGAAAGGTTGCGGCGCAGGTCACGCATTTAAAACACCCCCACGAAAGGAACGATTTCAGAAAGCCAGTCCGGGGAAATGTTAGCCGCCGCCCAGGTTCGGCTGATTCCGTTTTCCGAGTGGCTGATTTCTCCCTCACCGCCCAGCTTGGCATATAGGTCGATGGAGATTCTAAGCTGTAAGTCATCGTGTTTGGCTTCCAAGGCCTCGGTTCCGTTCCCAAAAGGATAGCGGCGGGAAAGGATCACCGCTTTCGCGCTTTCCAAAAGATCG